CTTTTACTGGTAGGTCTACAAGTGAATTAACGCGCTTGTAAACAGCCTTAATCCCTTCACCCCCTAAGCCGTCTGTTGTTTCTAGGGTAAAATCACCACTCGTTCTATTATGTTTAATAATAATAGTGTTTCCCTCTCTAGTAGGCGTAAGCGCGGGGTCCGCATCCATAAAGATTGGATTAAGAGCATCAGTCCCAATCATAGGAACAGCGGCACTAAAAGAGCTAGGCGAATATGTAGCGTTAAATAGCGACGTAGCGATGTTGTCTGTAGCCGCATCGTCAGCGGAAGAGGCTGACCCTACCGTTGAAAAGCTGTGTTGTATGCCAGTAGAGATATCTCCTTGGGCTGTAAGGACTACTAATCCGTTATAATCCTCACTAAAACTATCACCAGTTTCACTTTTGTCGTGACTTCCAAATTTACCTTTATTGGAGATGATAACTGATTCTATCTTTTTAGTTCCATTACCCGTGCCATCATCAGCAAACACGGCGCGTATCACTGGGTTTGTAACAAGATTTCTATAACTTCTAGGTCTTGTTGTTCCCAAGAGACCAAAATCTATAGAGACGTTTAACAAACGCGGTGTCGTTGCGGCGTAGCCTGACCCTCCATTAACAACTTCAACACTCCCTATTCTAAAGCGATGCCAACCACTACCGTGGTAGTAACCTTCAACAACAACATTAAATGTTGCTTGATTGGCTGGTACATCTCCCTCAATATTACCTCCAATATTAACTTGATACTTCTTCTTGTAATCACCTTGAGCTACGTAAACAAACCCCTTCTTTTCTAAGGCTGGTGTTTTCGTTTGAGAGATACCAACACTAACATTCTTATTAACAATAAAGGTATTGTCTGATACAGTTAGAGCTTTAATGTCTTCTCTTGGATTAGTTGTAGTTAGATAATTGTTGGTAGAATAAGCCGAGTAATTGGGGGTGTTAGCATTAGCATCGGTTATAGAACACTTCTCACCAGTAACCATGTTCCAAGCCTCAAGAGTAGAACCACCGTGTATTACTACATACTTCTCTTCGTCATCACGATTGATAAAGTGAACGAAGCTGTTGTTGTCTATAGCCGTCGACAGTAACTTAGCAACGTGTCGCGTGTTTGGGCGTTTCTTTAAACCTTCTGCAACAGAGCTAATCGCATTCTCTTGTGTCTCGCACTGACCAGCAAAGCGAGTTGCGTCAGGTTGCTGTGATACACCCTGTATAAGATTAGGTAAAGACGTATTAATTAATGGCATTATAGCAATTCGTAGTTACGGTTGATGCCTATTCTAGAGGCTACGTCGTAGTTGTCAAATATAGTGCGATCCGATCCGCTAGAATCCATCTCCTCAAGACGCGCTCTAGCTTGATACTCGTCTCTCGCTATAAGAGCTTCAAGCTCGCGAGAGCCTACCATACGTCCTTGAAACACACGAGAAGCTCTGAGTGTTATGTAACGTCTAGCTGTCTCGTGTAAGTCGTCCCAATCTAATAAAACCATCAGGACTACCTTAAGGTCTTTTGTGAAAGTAGTTGTGTTGTTTTCTCGGTCATATAAACTTAATCCTCTCTGAACGACGTCGACGTTTTTATCTAAAGCATCTACGTGTAATGTATTATCTGGTAAAATAATCTTACCATCTAGGGGACTCAGTGTGTGTTTATTTGTGGTGTTAAAGTGCCACCCTTCTGACTGAACCTCACGACTGATTTCATCTAGTATTCCTGAAGCCGTTGCCGCTGATATGGGCAATGAGGCGGAGCTACTTATGCTATTCACAGGTGATTCACCGATGTGACCCAGCATAGAGTTTACTGCTTCTAGTTTAGTCGTTAGGGTTGCCATAGTTTTTTAAATATAAAATTGCGTTGTTGAGTAGTTTGGAGTCGTCTTTAAGGAGACCGATTCCTTGATTACATGTTGCACATAGTAGACCTCTTACGTCACCCGTTGTGTGGCAGTGGTCTATGAAAAGCCTTTTATAGCTCTTATCTTTTGAAGGTGTTTTTGTGTAACATATAGCGCACTTTCCGTCCTGCTTTTTAAGCAGATCTTCGTATTCCTTGCGAGTTATGCCATAAGTCCTTTCAATCTGTTTTATAGACCGACAGGACTTACACTGGTTACGCACGGTTCCAGCGTCTCTGTTGTGAAAGTCAAAAGCCCCTAAAGGCTTCGTACGATTACAAGAAATACACTTCTTTTTAGTTTTCAGGGAAAAAAGCACCCCAAGGGGATAGACCCAAGGGGTGCTTGGTTAAGGATTAGTCTACAGTAACTGCAACTGAGCACTCTGGGCGAAGCACGCCGTGGCCCATCATATACTTAGCTACGAACAGTGTGCCTTGGCGTTCGATTTGATACTCGGACTCTGTTGCGAGGTCGAGTAGCTTAACCGTGCCAATAGCTTCTTTTGTTCCAGCAAGGATACCATAGGTTTCACTACCAGCACTGCCAGTAACAAGACCCGAGAAGTTGGACTCATAGCCATCTCCTGTAACACCTGCTACGTCATTCTTGACACCAGCAGAACCGTCAACGCCAGTCTGAGTTGTGACCGTCGCTGTGCGTTGGTCACCAAGTTCAGCAATGTCCTTGAGGTGGTTGCTCTTGATTAGACGGATACCAGCTACCATTGGGATAGACCCTGCGGCAACATTACCACCGCTACCGTAGTCAGAAGATACAGCGTGGTTGATGGCATTGTTGTCAGAAGTCAACAACTGGTAGTAGGTCTTTGGTGTGAGGATAGCGAAACGACCTTCACTTGGTGCGTCGTTGTCGTCGAGCGTAGTGGCGATGCCAAATAGCGCGTCGATGATTTCAGCAGTAGTGTCAAGGTCTGCACCAGTGATGCGAGTTCCTGCACTTTGACCACTAAGGTTAGCACTTGCACCAGTAGCGGCGAAGAGCGTCTTCATAGTTGCAATGTCGAAGCGTTTAGCAAGAGCCTTACCAAGTTCAGCCGCATAGATACTGCGGATGTCATAGTGGTTCTTTAGCTCGTCGACGTTGGCTAAGAAGGTAGAACTAACAAGCATATCATCAATGAAGATTTGCTTCTCAGTCTTAGCGATGTCAGAGAGGTAACTTGTTCCAGTTTCGACGATAGATTGACCAACCGTGTGGTAGGCACTATCGGCGACACCTGTGACGGGGAAACTTGCAGACTTACCCGAACCGATTGTACGGATAGTGTGAAGTTCCTTCATTACAGTTGACGTTTCAAAAGCAGTGAGAATCTCACCACTGAATACTTTGAGAAAGAGTGAATCCACTCCTGCTCCTGAGTTGTTTTGATCCAAACCTACGCGAGACGCAGGTGCGGCATCAGATGACATAAAAGCCATAATTATTCCTTTTGTTTAGGTTTTAAGTTTAGTTAGTTGTTGGTGTCTTCTAAGACTATTTCTGTCACAGTTATCCATCGCAATGGGCTGTGATTACTCTATGTCGTCGTCGACGGTAAAATTATTTCTTCTTTTTAGGAAAGCCCTTCTTCATATTAGAATAAGCTTTATCGCTAACCGTAGTCTTTTTCTTGCTACGGGAGATGCCGAGTGCACGGCGGCGGTTGATGTTTTTGTATAGGCTCATATTAACATTTCCATTTACGAAGGGCGAGAGCTTTACGGGTTGGTCTACCTTTGGAATCCTTCATAGGTCCCTTAACGCCACTCATACGGGCACAGAAGGACTTCCTTCGCTTCGCCGCCTTGGAGCCTTTCTTAGCTTTTCCCGTTACAGGACGCTTAAGATTTGATCCAGTCTTTTTGTTGTAGTAGTCTCTACCTTTTTGAGACAAGCCCCCAGATGGGTTCTTGTGCTCTTTACGCATAGAGACGCCCTTGCGTTTACTCATTTTCTAGTTCGTTGATGTAGTCTAGTATATTACCGATAGTATATCTCTCGGCTTCGTTAAAGTCGTGGTTGTTCAGTTGCTGGAGGATCGACGGCAGTTGACTCTCCCTTACCGTCACGCACCCACTCATCAATAACATCGCTATGATGAGAGTGCCTACGGTTTTTAATTTCCTTAACATATTCTTTACGGACGTCTAAAAAAAGCCTCCCCAATTTGGGAAAGGCTATTAGTAGTTGAACAATCGTTGTGATCACTTGTCTTTGGCTTTACCCACGTTAAAGGCTACCCAATCAATAAGCTTGTAGGCTTTCTTCGCCCACCCGTCGTCCGTTGGTGTTGGTGTTAAAGCCGCGATAGCACTAGCCGCCGCCACAATAGCAGTAGCAATAGCTAGGAGGTTGTCGGAGTTTCCGATAATGTAGTTGATTACGTTCATATTAGTGCTTGGTTAGATTACGTTAGATACTTGAAGTCTCTTTTCAACGGTTGCGCGGTAAGCGGGATCAGTTGAATACCGCTTGTCGCTCATCGCCTCAGTGACTTGAGCCGCAGAGTTAAAAGGTTTAACAGAGTCGCCGCTAGTGCTCCCTTGTGTAAGATTAGGTGCTTGACCACCACCACCGACAAAACGAGCATACATACCCTGAACAGCCATCTTAGCCTGTTCTAAAGAGCCGTTTGTGACAACGTCGTCGTAAGCATCAATGTCTGTATCGGTTAAATTTTCTTTAGCCCACTCCGTCATCGCTTCGTAGTTACCGCGACCACCTATTGTGTCTTGGACTTCTAACGCTTCGGACACGGAAATGGATTCTTGTCCAGCAATATACGCTTGAACAAATTCAGAGGGTATCCCTGCTTGCTCAAGCTCCTTAAACATCTTATCGGTAAGCTCTCCTTTTTCCGCATACTGCTCTTGAGCTTTTGAAATCGTGCTATTAAGAGGAGCTGTGTCGGTTTCAGAGGCTTCTTGAATGTCTTCTTCAGCCTCTCCACCCGCCTTAGATTGCTTTTTTTGCAACTCGGAATAAGCTTTTGCTAAATCCTCTGGGCTTTGAAACTTTTCATCAAGCCACTCTGGGCGGTCTCCGTTGTGTTCAAGGGGTTCTTGTTGCTCGGCTTTTTGTGCCTTAGCTTCCTCCTGCATTTGGTGCTCTTGTTCAAGAGATATTTGTTCATCTTCCGATGGCTCATTAATTGAGACTTGGTGTAGTTCTGCCATTGTATTTACTCGCTTCTAGTTTGTTCTTGTTGGGCTTGATCTGACACAGCCTTGATACCTGCGGGTCCAAGTTTCTCTGCCATCTGCATTTGTTGAGCCTGTTGTTGTTCTTGTTCCAACTGCTCATCTGTCTTTACTAATCCAACGGTTTTGATACCGAGAGATGTAGCACGACGTTTAAAGTATTCACCGACGTTGATATATTGAGCAACAGCCTGAGGACCTACAACTTGTCCTGCACCCGCTAGGAACATATCAAGTTTCTGTAGGTCGTGTCCGCGCCCAAGTGCTTCAACACCTGTAATAATAACTGGGTTGATTACGCCTTCTGGTAATTTAGGGAGGCTCTTCTTTTTGTTCATCACCGCCATCAGTCTGGTGACCATAGGCAACTGAAGTTCTGTTGCTAATAGTGAATAAAGACCACCAAGAGAGCTTTCAATTTCTAGAGATAACATACGTATCTCCTCCGCTGTAACTCTCTCTGCCTGTCTGACTACCCCAGAGGTTAACAGGAAGGCGTGACCGAGTCGGTCTTTAATACCATTCATTGTCTCCTGTGCTACTCTAAAGTCATTAAATTTGTTTAGTTGTAATACGCTTACATCCTGTGCGTTACCTTGAGTAATTGCGCCGTTTGGACTCTCAGCAAGCGCTTTGGGTCGTGTTGTGCCGTTAGGGTTTACTAAGAACAATACCTTAGCCGCCGCCGCAGAACCCTCAACAATAGCCCGTGTTAGGGACTCAAGACTCTGCACGTCACCTAGGTATTCTTCTACATAGGAGCGTCCGTAAGCCTCACCATCAATGCGAGAGAAACGAAGTGGTATATAGGGATTCTTGTCTAACTTATAGTGTCCTTCTGAGTTAGGAACGCGAACGCCATTGATGTCTTGAAACACATGCCACCCGTTTTCCTTGCGACATACTGCTGTATATAAATCGACGTCGTCGTCTGGGGAACCTTCGTAACCAACCATGTCCTTAATTTCTGGAGGTAGCGCTGAGTGAGATATGGTCTCCTTTGTGGCTATGTATAAAACATTGCCCATAGGGTCACGATCAACAACATAGCGGTCGATGTGAAAGACTCTCATGCCGCCTTCGTCTGGCATATACACAAGAGCATTACCACAGATGATAAGGTGCTTGAGAGCCTCGTGAAGTGAAGCCCTGTAGCTTTCACGACTGATCTCATCCATCACAGCGTCTTCAACTTGCTGTAGTGATGTTTCTATTGAGCTTACAAGTTCGTCAGGAGCACCTTCTTGCTTTAGCGCATAGGTGTCGACGTTTAAACGAAATAAAGGAGCGTTGGGGGGTAGAAGTGCCAACAGTAATTTAGAAGCGAGGTTGTTTACTCCTCTTGCCGCAACGCTCGCAAAGGGTGTTTCTAGTCGTGAGTGAGCACCAAAACCAACTTCTGGCATCACGTAAGGAAGGGTTAGCTTAGAACAAGAACGCGCACGATCTACATATTGGTAACGCTTCCCCTCCAATGAGGTGTATATTTGCTCTGCTGATTTGTTATGCATAAAATTATTCTTCTGGTTCTGGGAACACTACGTCTTCTGTGACTGTAGTTTGTTCAAGGTCATCGAGGTCATACTCATCAACATTCAACGCCCACAGCCCATCAACCGTAGGGACTGGCTTAGTCAACCATCTGGTTCCCTTGCCTTGAGTCCAGTAGGAGAAGTTGTTGTCTTTGCCTTCTTCGTCTGCTCGCTCAATGGCGGCTTCTTCGGTTGGGAATATAAGATACATTAGTAGATGTCGTATTGATTGTTAATGTTAGCTTCGATGGCTGGACGGTTAGCTGACTGGTCGGAGGTATATACAATTATTTCTTTTATGGGCTGGGTGTAAAAGTTAGAATTCCGAAAAGTAAATGAACAACCAATTCTAAATCTTCTTGTGTTTGTGATTGTTTGACTTGGGGCGTTCATAGAACTTGTGGTAACCGCAGTTTCACCATTCCTCGAAACAGAAGCGTTGGGGAAAGTACTAGCGAATGATAATAGAGTTTCGCTACTTGTTACACTTGTTTGTACAGCGTGTATGCCATTTACGCCAGAAGTGTTATCACCTCTAGCTTGAGTTTGGAAACGAGCGACGTCACCATAACCATTTAGATTCAGTATCCAACCCCCATAACCTGTGCTACCTGCGACGTTTGACCCACAAGAAAATGGGGTAGTTTGACTACCCGCTAAGTGTGGAGTTAATACAGTAAACAGAGAGAGTTGTGCTACGTTACATATATCGGAGTTAGTTGTCTCAAGGAAAGTCTCAGTCCCATCAAGGAAATCTATTCCTCCTGTTACCAAAGAACCAGCATTAACAATCTTAGGTTGACTTTCAGAAGCCACTTGCACGGCATCATGTCCGTGACCTGACTGGTCATACCAAGTCTCTACAAAGCCATCCACTGTGTTGTCATACGCAGGGATACCAGTGATGCTGTAGGCTTCACCGATGTTAGCTTCGATGGCTAGACGGTTGTCTGTTTGG